AGCGCCGATTAAGTTTGATCGAATTGAAATAGATACCACTTTATTCACTATTGATACTGTGTCTACTATCCACCTTCCTGGCACTGGCGAGGTGGTTGCCTATAAATGCTATTGCAAAGGCCATAACTAATGTCTAGCAAGTATATTCGTGACTTTGCTAGGGGATTGACCCCAAGGCTTACTACGCCATATTACGACACCATCAATTCTGATGTGTCTCCTACTGAGGATTTGTGGTTTACGCTTACTTTTGATGCCTACTCAAAACAGGTAGATACTTATTGCAGAAGCACCGTAGAATATGGTGTAATTAACTTAATATTTTTTGGGAACCCCGGCATTGGTGATGGAGTTATTTTGACTGCTGCCGAAGCAGATGCCACAATTTTCTACAACCAATCTGACACCTCTGGTAGGTTGGTTTTTATTAACCGCAGTCCACCAGAGGAGTTAATATCTAATGATGGTAGTCCCGATTATGTCGTGAGTGTCAGCATTGAATATGAGTTTTATTCTACTTAAGGAGTTTTACCATGGCAGCGAAATCATCCAAGGGCATTAAAATTTGTATTACTTCAGCAACTCCAGCAATTGCTACACCAATTGTTCCGACTGCTATTACAGCCGTTGCAGCAACTGGTGGTCAGCCAGCAGGCGTAAAGATTGAAGCGCCTACTCAACCAGCCGTTGGTGAGATTGTTCATTTTCACGACACAGGATTTTCATCTTTAGATGGCAAGTCTTTTGCCGTTACTAAATTAGATACTACTACAGGCTTTGAAATTGGCAATGTGGTGCTTGACACAGGCACTTTAGGAGCAGCTCCTAAGATTGATCATTATGTTGAAGCTACTGACATGACTTGCTTGTGCTTGTCATCTTTGTCCATCGCTTCAGATACACCAGGATCAATATCGGTCGGTACGTTCTGCGATCCAACCGCCTCGATTGCTGAGTCCGCAACCTCTGCTGGCACATTGAGCTTTGCTGGTTATGTTGATGTAACCTCTAAAGATTACCCAGCTCTATTGGCTGCCGTAGAAGATGGCAAGCAGCGCATTGTACGCATTGCATTGCCTACAGGACAAGGCTATATCGTTGCCCCAGTAACTTTTAGCTCTATGACATGGGACTTACCGCTTTCTGGAGGCATTGGCTTTAACGGTTCAGCAGCACTAGGTTCTAAGCCAGTTCATTTCTGGTAAAAGACTTTGGAGGGCAGGTAGACATCACGGAGTCTACCAACCGTTTCAAGTGCGGGCCCTCCTCCTAATTCCGTGTGGAGATCATTTGAATGTTAAAAGAAATCGTAGTTGGTGAATACACCATAAAGGAACTCACGCTAGGTGATATGCGTAAGATCCAAAAGGACTCCCAAGGGGAAGACTTGCAGTATTGGATTGCAGCTAACACTATCTGCAAAGATGGTAAAGCAATTGGCATGGATGCATTAGATGCAATGCCAATGAGCGAAGCAATGAAACTGATTGAGTTGATAGTTGAGATTAATGCGAGTGGTGACGAAAAAAACGTCTGACCCCTTATGAAAGGGGTTTATACGGTTTAGCGGAGCACTTACATAAAACAGTTTGGGAGATAGAGCAGATGAGTTATCAAGAGTATTTGGGATGGTGTGAATACCTATCGGAGAAGTCCGACCCAAATAATCTATTGAACTCTGAAGACAGCCTACTGAAAGGTTTATTAAAATGAGTTTAGTCAGCCTTAATCGGCAAACCTTTCGTGAAGATGTTACCGGACTAGGTCTTGAGGACATCCGCTCTTTGTTGCTTGATATTGTAGGAAAAGAAACGTCCCAGCAGGAGCGTCTAGGAAATCCTGCAAACCTAGTTTACACCGACGGATTTATTAACCGTCCAGCTTCAGATGTAAAGAAGAAGGTCGAGGTTGTATTTGGATCTCTGTTAGCTAGGACTGCAATGGATGTAGTTGAGCAAGTACTCAAAGCTGCCATCCTCAAAACAACAGATAGCAAGACCGGGAAGCTGTCAAACATTAAGGGAAGCTGGGAATGGTTATTTATTCGCAATGGTAGACCTTATAACTTTGTCCTAAATGACAGCATCACTTTTATCGCTGGCGACAAGCTCATCCTTAAACCTAGGGATGTCCCTTATGCAACGCTGGTCAATATGATGGTCAGCAAAGGGGGTAGATCGCTCTCCCTTCGTGGTCGTAGGACAAAAAGAAACAATATGACTGGTTACAGAAAATCCACTAGCAATATGGGATTTATTGGAGCTACTACTGCCATCGTTAGAAGAATGCCAGCGTTTAGGAACTTCAACGTCGTCACAGCATTCACTCAAAACTATCGCATCCCCGGAGAGCTCGCTAGGGTTCAAGGGACTGCTTGTATCGTCATCACTCCAAAGTCTCGTCGCTTTGGATTGGTTCCCGAAATCGTTAGAGGTTAATCATGGCATCCGCTACAACTGAAAGAATATATAGGTTATAATATTTATATGAAAAAATATTATGTTTATATGTTTTGCAAACCCGACGGAACCCCTTACTACGTAGGAAAGGGTCACGGAAACCGAACCAATGAGACTGGCAATCGCTCAGAGCTTTGCAAGCGACACATTGCTAAATACGGGAAGAACACTCAGTACGTCAAGGTAGACATTACTGAGGAGCAATCGTTCAAGCTAGAGATTCGCTTGGTAAAGAAATATGGTCGCATTGATATCGGAAGCGGAATCCTAACAAACCACACAAACGGTGGAGAGGGTGCTTCAAACCCATCAAAAGAAACAACTGAAAAACGAAGCAGCTCACTAAAAGCAACATACAAAGATCCAGCTTTAAAAGCAAAGTTATCAGAAAGCAAAAAACTTCAATGGGTAACAAAACGTGACTCAATGATGTCCGGAATAAATAATCCAGCAGTAAAAGAGAAGCAAAAAGTTCAATCTAAAGATCGATGGGAAAACCCTGAGTATCGTGAGAAGGTTATGGCATCTCGTGCTTTAGTGAATGACAAGCGAGTTGAAAATATCCGAAAAGTTAAATCAACAAAAGAGCACAAAGAAAAATTGTCTGTGGGTGTTAAATCAGCTTGGGAAGATCCTAAAAAGCGTGCAAAATTTATTGATGGAATGAAAACAGACAAAGCTATTGAAAATCGATCAAAAGCTTCAAAAGCTCGCTGGGAAAACCCTGAACACAAAGAAATGATGAAGGCAAGCAGAAAAGCTATGTGGCAAGACCCTGCTTACCGGAAAAAAGTAATGGAAGCTCGAGCAAAATCTCTGGCTATTAAAAAGGGAGTTAAATAATGGCATCTGCTGTCCAAGAAAGAATTTACAAATTGACCGTAGATGCTTCGGCAGCGGTCGCAAAACTAGATCAGATTGCTAAATCGACTGGCGCAGTAGAACAAAAAATGTCCAAGATGGGCAGCACTATCAATACGGCATTTAGTGGATTGGCATCGGCTGCTACTATTGGAGTAGCATTAAAAACTGCTTTTGACTTTGCTGATCAGGTAATCGATATGGCTGATGCCTTTGGTGCATCTGCTGAATCAATACTCAAGCTCCAGGGCGCTTTCCAATCCTTTGGCGGTAAAGCAGAGAGTGTCACCAATGTATTAACCAAAGTTGCTCAGACTACCAATGATGCAATCGCTGGTAACGATGCAGCTCGTAAATCATTCTTGGACTTAGGGATCTCGATTGAGTCATTAGTCGGTAAAGATGCTGATCAAGTATTTCTGACTTTATCAGCTGCCATTGCTAAGATTCCAGATCCTTTAAAAAGAGCTGCAGTCTCTGCTGACTTATTCGGTAAAGGCATTAAAGGAATTGATCTTGCTGCAATGTCTAAAGATATGGGTGATACAGCTGAAAAAGCTGGCAGACTTGATACCCAATTAAGAGCAGCTGCAGCTGGTCAGGATTTCCTAGAGAAGTCCTGGAGGTTTGCAAAGACAACCCTCGCTGGATTAGTCGGTGAAGTAGCTCTCTTTCTTAGCTTAGTAGAGACTAAAGCTCCCGAGAGTGTCACTAGAGTTATCGCTGCTAATGGTAAATGGGTAGCCTCTAACGATGCACTCAAACAATCATTCGAGACCATTGCAGAGGCACAAGCTAAATACAATGAGATTGCTAAGAAGGCAGAAGGTAATATCAAAATAGCGCCATCAGAATCTGCAATCAAAGCAGCTGCAGCGGCAACTAAGGCAGCAGCCGATGAGCAAGCCAAGTGGAACGCGGTCATCGTTAAGAGTGTTGAGGATCAGATAGCCTGGGAGCAAAAGCTCAAAGATTCACTAAATCCAATGAATGAGATTGATAGAGAATTAGCTAGGCTGCAGATCGCTATAGATAATCAGCGCATCTCTTGGGATCAATATGCTGATGGGATGTTTAAGATTACTGATAAGGTTGATGGGTTGAAAGCTGTTAAAGAGCCCCTAGATGAGATTGGTGTGGCTATTGGTGTGTCACTACAGCAAGGTGTATCAAGCCTTATAGATTCATTCGACCAAGCTGGCGCATCCTTTGGAAAGATGGCTGCAGACTTCTTAAAAAATATAGCTAAGATGATTGCCCAGATGTATATCTTAAAAGCAATTGGATCTACTAGCTGGGGTCAATCTTTGGGCATTGGAGTAAAGCAAGCCAATGGCGGTGTCTGGGATCATGGTGTTCAAAAGTTTGCTATGGGCGGTATTGTAAATAGCCCTACTGCCTTTGGCATGGCTGGGGGTCGCATGGGAATCATGGGAGAAGCTGGCGCAGAAGTCATAGCACCTTTAAGAAGAAACTCAAAGGGTCAGATGGGTGTAGGTGCATCACCAGTCAATGTAGTCATTAATAACAATGCTGGGGTCGAGGTATCGCAATCATCCTCTACAGGCGCTGATGGCCAGACCACCATTAACATTTTGGTGGAAAAGAGAATTAAGGATTTATTAGCTAATGGTGGTCTCGACAAATCTTTTAGGTCGAGCTTTGGCCTAACTCGCCAAGCTGCATAAGGAGAAATTATGGCAATTCAAATCGGAGCAAGGCCAGCAAGTATTGACGGCTGTATGGCAGCATTTAATGAGGACTATAAACCCAATACCATTCGCAGCGATATGGATGATATGACTGTTAAAGTCAGAAGGCGCACTACTGGACTCATTAGAAATATTGATTGCCAAGTCACTCTCAAAGCATCACAGTATGACGATTTTATCTCCTGGTTCAAAGTCAATCAGATGGGTGGCGCAATACCTACACGCATTAAGCGCCCTCAAGATGGTAAAGAGATTGTAGTCAGAGCCAGAGAAACCCCTAAGATTGAGTGGATTGATAAGAACGCATTTACAGCTACCCTTGCGTTTGAAAGCATGCCAGGCTGGGAGCTGCTCTGATGGATGTGCGTAACATATCGGCAGCACAAGATATAAGCTCTCCAGTAGCTTGGCTCTTTTTGCTTACCTTTTCATCTAAAGGCAATCCAGACCTTAATCTAGTCAATAATAATTTACCAATAACAAGCAATGGGGTTGAGTATCAGCCTTTTCCTTTTCGACTTCAATTACCCGAGGACACTGGTGATAGATTGCCAGTAGTCAAATTACAAATTGACAATATCAGCGGTGAAATCGTGCAGCTGATCAGGGCAATGCAAGAGCCTCCTACTGTAAAAGTATCTTTAATAACTTCAGCTTACCCAGACATAATAGAAAAAAGCCTAGACTCAATGAGACTGAACTCTGTAGGGTATGACTCGATCACGATCCAGGGAGAGCTTTCGATAATAAATGTTTTAAGTGTAAAGTTTCCTAGTGAAGATTATTCGCCAGTTAATTATCCAGGACTGTTTTATTAATGTATAATGTAGATATGACTACAAAACTCTATATAAAACAATGTTCTCACTGCGAAAAACGCTACTTTGGAACATCGGTTCGCGATAATGTCATGAAATATCGTGGCTCTGGAATTCATTGGAAAAGGCATTTAAGCCTACATAAGGCTAAAGCTATCCATGTCACTCATCATGATTATGGTGACGATATTGAATACGCTTCCAGGGTAGCCACAAGGTTCTCCAAGATGTTCTCTATATCTACATCAGATAAGTGGATGAATATGAAGGATGAAAATTGCAAAGATGGACATCCTATTGGTTGGATTCATAGCGATCAAACTCGTGAAAAAATCAAAAATACATTAACTGGTCGAAAAGCATCGCCAGAGGCTAAAAAGAAATTAAGCGATCTGTGGCAAGAAAAGGTCAAGAATGGCACACACCATCGTCTTGGTAAATCTAGCTGGCTGGCTGGTGTCAAAGGCGAAGATCATCCTCGTCATGGTCTTATGCCAGCTAACGCATTACAAAAAGGTCATACCTTGTGGGTTGGTAGGAAACACAAAGAGGAAACTATAGAAAAATTGAGGAAGCCTAAGTCTCCAGAGCATTTGGCAGCTTTATGCAAACCTAAATCATACCTAACAAAATATAAATGTATTTTTGATGGTATCGAGCGTACTGGTGCAAATATGGTTATGCACTTTAAAAGGAAATACCCAGGGCAAGATTGGCGAGCTAATAGCGTTTGTTTAGGTAAAGTTCCAAAGTGAACATCAATAAATGGATTGGCATACCTTATATAGTTTTTGAAAGCGACTGCTGGTCTATTGTCAGAAATTTTGCAAAAGATGAGCTTGGTATCGAATATCCTCAGTTTTTTTATGACACATCAAATAATGATCAAGTTGCTCAAGGTGTGATGCTCTCTGTTGACGCATTAGGTCAACGCTGGAAGCAAGTAGATGAGTATCAACTTGGCGATGTGATTCTATTTAGAATCTGCGGATTCGTTCGTCATTGTGGTCTATACTTACAGGATGGTGATTTCCTCCATTCACTAGAAGGTCGTCACAGTTGCATAGAAAATCTGACTGACTCCAACTGGAGTAGGCGCGTTTATAAGGTGTATAGATGGCTCGGCTCTTAACTCTTACAGAACACAAGGAAGTAATTGCTCATGCGGGATGGTCGCTTGAGGAGGTTGTTTCTCATTCTGTAGATAAAGAGCTAATTCCGTTTACTGTTGCCTTTATGAATGGGCAGCAAGTTACTGACTTAACTGTTCGGGTACAAGAATCTGACTCTATTTTATTGACTGTCATACCCCAGGGTGGTGGCGGTGGTGGCGGTAAGAATGTCCTGGGAGCAGTTCTCACTATTGCTGTAATGGTCTTTGCGGTTGCATTGGCAGCACCTACTGGTGGTTTATCTTTAGTTGGTGCTTTAGGTACTACTGGTGCTTATGCTGTGGCTGCTGGTGTGTCTATGATTGGCATGATGGCGATCAGCGCACTAATCCCACCTCCATCTACAAACACTGGCGATGTGGGTGGTAGCTATGGCACTGGATCAACATCTGATCCAACTTATTCATTATCTGGACAGTCTAACCAGGCTAGAAAATACGGCTCAGTCTTAAAGGTATATGGTCGGCACAAAGTCTTTCCAGCATTAGCATCTAATCCATTGATCACCAATCTTGGATCCGAGTCACGCATTGCAGCACTTTATGACTTTGGTCTTGGTGATGTTGAGGTAACAGATTTAAAAATTGGTGATTCAGATGCCAGTTCTTTTGCTCCACAATTAACT